AAAAAGTTGGTGCTGTCTATCACTCTTTTCGTTAAAAAACATTCTACTGAAACTCCTGAGATAGCTACTCAGAGGTAGTATACTGCCTACAAAGAAAGTATATAGTAGAACTAGGGAGTATGAAGTGTCCACGAGTCGCAAGATTACTCCCCCAATGGTTTCCATGTTGCAACATGGGATAGCGTATGACTGAATAATGTCTGCCTTTTAAACAGGGCATAAGGTACACTAAAGAGGAAGTATGGTCAAATGACTGAGGTAATCGGAGGTGGTATTGGAAGTAGCGTAAGGCGAGGAAACTTGACTGTTCGTGAAAAGATTGAGGGTGATCACAAGCTAACCCCTCTACGCACTTTAAAGGAGGCTTGTCAGCTCAGCTCCCGCCTCCTTACTTAAACTTACTTGACAATTACTGTTAAAAAAAATTATACAACAGTATGGATAAAGAGTTAGGAATATTTTTTGATAGAGTTATTCCACAATTTGTGCATCAAAGAAAAAAATTAGGTTTATCACAAAATGCTGTTGATGATCTAATTGGTTGTGCTAGAGGTTTAGTATCAAAATGGGAAGTAGGTATGAGAAAACCTAGTGGCTTTCTATTTTGTTGTTGGGCAGACACTCTCAAATGCGACATAGAACTAAAAGAAAGAAAGTAGAAATAGTACCTTTTCGAGGACTAGATATTTACCAAGTACAAAAGTATAAAGAAACCCACAGACCATCTGGCTGTGATAACTGTAAAGAAATACCTATTTATTCAAATGATAATTGTTGGACATGGTATTGCCATAATTGTCATTTAAATAAATGGAAAAAGGAGGAACAATGAAAGTTTGTCGTAATTGTGAAGAAATAATTGAAGAAAAAAATATTGTTTGTCCTTTCTGTTTAGATTCTGTATCTGATAAACAATTACCTTTAGATAAGTTAATTAAAGAACCAGATACTAGAAAGAAACAAAAAAAATATGAATTTCGTTCTCATAATTATTGGCGAAATAAACATAAAATAAGATAGGAGGTAAGATGTGTTTGAATCAGCAGATTTAAAAAGAGTAAAATCATTACCACTTGATAAACAAGTTGGTGGTGATCATTATGTTCAATTAGCAGTGCAGCCAATAGAATATATAACTAAAAATAAATTAGAATGGTGTGAAGGAAATATTGTTAAATATATAACTAGACATTCGATTAAAGGAGGAAAAGAAGATATAAAGAAAGTGATACATTATGCCGAACTTCTTTTGCAATTAAAATATGGAGGTAAATAATGCAAAGTAAGTTAGGCGATATACTTCGCAAAACTTTAGGTTTAAAAAAGAAACCTTTAGAATGGATAGAAGGTAGAAAGAAAAAAAAAGAATTTGTTTCTAACTTAGCAGTTAAATATTTAAAATCTGATATGTGTATGTTTTTTTTAGAAAAATATAATAGCAATAAAACATCAGATAATATTGAAGCAAAACCAATAGCAGATTATATTATGAGGAGGTATAAATATGAGCAGTCGCAATGGGATTTGGCAAGACATAAATCCAATGTATATAGACGACAACAAATTAATGAAAGGAGTGAAAAATAGATGGGAAGAAGAAAAGAACTTAATAGACCACACGGATTGGGAGGAACTGATGCGATACGTATTGTCGATGGCAAATGGAAAGAGCTATGGGATGAGAAAACTGGAAAAACCAAACGAGAAGATTTATCAGATATATTGCCAGTTCAACTTGGAATCTTTACCGAAAAATTTAATAAACAATGGTATCAAAAAATTACAGGCGAAAGGGTTGTTAGTGTAGATACAATATTTCACCCTGAAGTAAAATATTTATATGGTAATTTAGATGGTGTTGCGAAAGGTAAAGTATGGGAAGGAAAACATACTAATGCTTTTGCTAAAGATGATACTGTTATTGAGAAATACTATCCTCAATTACAACATTATATGATGGTTACTGGATTTAAAAAATCTATACTATCAGTAATTTTCGGAAACATGAAATATAAGAAATGGGAAATACAAAAAGATGAAGCGTTCATTCAGAAATTAATGAAAGCAGAAACTTTGTTTTGGTATCATGTTACAAATGACATAGTACCACCTGATTATATGGACTTTAACACAATGGAGGGAATTAATGACTTCAAAGACATTATCGAAACATTCGGAATTGAAATATCCGATGAATCCGGGTTACAAGGAACATTCCACTAGCAAAGAAGCTGCAACAAAGATTGCATCTAGGTCTAGACAGTTGAGAGAGAAAACTCTTGATACTATTAAAAGGAAAGGTTCTTATGGAGCAACACCAGAAGAAGTAGCCGAAATATTAAATGAAAGTATTTTGTCTATTAGACCACGATTTACTGAATTAAAAATTATGAAATTAATATATGATTCAGGTGAAAGAAGAAAAAATAATTTTAACAGTAATACAAAAGTATGGAGGAGTAATGACTGATAAAACTGAAGAAAATAGAAAAATTTGGGATCAATTAAAAGAAACTGATCCTAGATTAACAAAGAAAATTAACAAAGGATTTGGTGATTTAACTACCATTGATCCTCATTGGCAAATAATGAAAATGACAGAAATATTTGGACCAGTTGGAAAAGGTTGGTCATATGATGTTAAGTATCATTATTTTGAAACATATATTTCAGCAGAAGTAACTATTCGTTGGAATATAAATAATAATTGGTTACACTATGGTCCGATTGCATCTGTGCAAAAATTAACAAGAGGTAAATCAAATACTTTTGATGATGAATGCACAAAGAAAGCAATGACTGACGCATTAACAAAAGGATTTAGTCATCTTGGTTTATGTGCAGATGTATTTATGGGTAAATTTGACGACAGTAAATATGTTGAAAAATTAACTGAAAAATATTCTAATGTAAATAAAGATAAAATTAAGGAGGTATAATGGCTAAGAAAAAGAAACTTAAATCTGAACAGCAGATTGGTGAAATGTATTGGGAAGATTTACAAACATTAATTGATGATCAAATATATCGTCATTTACCAATAGCAAAAATTTCAGAAATGATTAAAAAAGAAGTTAAAGAAGCTATGGAATTTAAACCTAAAGAAAGGAAGAAAGCAGCATGATTAACCAAGTAACTTTATTAGGTAGAGTAGGTTCTAAACCTGAAATAAAAATCTCTACTAGAGAA